ATTTGGTATCTCGGCTACTGCCACATGGACAACAGGCCAGGATACAAAGTAGGCGACAAACTCACCAAGGGTCAGACAGTAGGACTGGTGGGAAACACCGGCCAGAGTAGTGGTCCTCACGTTCACATCACGGCAAGCCGATCGCTGAAGGGAGTTTTTGGTCCGACCAAAATCAAGACCGATGTATACAAACTCATACTCGAAAACACCAAAGGGACGCAGACGAAACAAAAGGACCAGGAAGTCAAAGCGGTGGTGGAGCCGGAGCTTTGTAAGTGTTGCGGGCAAGAAGTAAGGAAAAAGTAAGGAACATGATCAGACAATACCTAAAGCAGTTCGGCCTCAGATCCTTGGGCCTAGCAATGGCAACAGCCTTCGGAGGAACAGCGATCGGTGCGGTCGCGGGCGACTGGTTATTTGGAACCCTCGTGGGAATCGGATCAGCCTTCGCAGTGGTCCTGACCACGATCGGAGTTTCACTTGCATGGAAGGGCGGCCTGGAGATCAGCGATATCCAGAATGCATATCGTGCCGCTGTGGCGAAATCCGATGCCGAGGGCATCAAGGACGCACTTGAAATTACTGAGGACGGCGAGTTCGACTTCGACGACGTATCCAAATACCAGGACAGCGACGATGACCTCTACGACGAGGATCCTAGCGCTCGGTAGGTAGGGTCCCCGCCCAGATCCCAAAGCGCTGATTGCTCTCAATGGCATAGGCCAGGCAGTCATTCTTGATCGGGCAGGAATTACAGAGCCGCTTTGCAGTGGCCTCAGCCAGACGACGCACATCCTGATTCGGGAAGTCCTCGGGATAGAAGACATCGGGCGCATCCTCACACGGCACACGCCCCGCGGCCTGGATGGCTTTCATTAACACCCAGTAACCCTTATCAAAATGTCCAGCGGTCATAGTAGGTTAATCCTATGAGCGAAGGAATGAAATTTGAGTTGCACGTGCCAGAAACGTTCAACTCCGCGAAACTGGTGGGCGTCTTCCAAGACGGATCACCTGCCTGGCATGAGGCCAGAGCAGACGGCATTGGCGGATCAGATGTGGCCGCGATAGTTGGACTCAACCCATACGAAAGCCCCTACTCCTTGTGGGCCCAGAAGACAGGACAGATCCAGCCAGAGCCAGTGCATAACTGGTCGGTGCGGTTCGGTAAGGCCTTCGAGGAACCCATCCTGCAGATGTGGCAGGAGGAGAATCCCGAATACACCGTATACAGGACTGGCACATACATGCACGGGGAGCGACCATACCTCCGTGCAAACCCAGACGCACTTGCCCAGCATGAAGATGGCACGTGGATCCTGATCGAGGTCAAGACATCCAGGAACTTCTGGGATGAGACCCCGCCAGGATATCGAGCGCAGGTCATGCACTACATGGACGTGCTCGGTATCGAGAAGGCCTGCCTCGTGGCAGTAGCAGGCTGGAATTACTGGGAGGACTGGATTGAATACGACGAGTTCGAGGCCAGCTCCAGGAGAGCAGTGCTGGAATACTTCTGGAAGATGGTGCTGGAGGAAACCCCGCCTGCGATCGACGGAGCAGAACCAACATACGAGGCCGTCCGTAAGATCCACCCACAGATCGACCCAGAACTCGAGGTCGAAATCGAGGGCCTGCATCACCTCATGAACCTGGCGGAGGACTTCGAGCTTGCGAAGGAATCACTGACCCAAGCAAAGAGCGAAGTGCTGGCCCAGATGGGCAAAGCCAAATCCGCCTACTTCATGGAAGGCGATCAGAAATACACCTGCGTGACGCGCCAGGCTCGCGGTGGAGGAACCCCATTCCTGGTGCTGAACAAAGGAAAGCGATGAACATATTTCTCGGAGACACGGTGACACTCACTAAGGGCGCGACCCTTGTCACAGGCCAGGTAACAGGCATAGTGCTGGATGACAAAGGAGAGCTGGAGCGCGTATACATATCGGGCCTGGACCAGGCCTTCTGGTTCAGCATGGACAAGTGGATGGTAGTGGACGATGAAGGAGAGGAAGAGGATGAGCTTTAGACTCGACGATTACGAAACCGTAGCTGACAGGATCACAAGGCTCCTGACGGCACACCCAGACGCCAGGATCGTGACAGAGGACCTGACAACACTGGAAGACAGGAGCGTGTCCACGTGGCGCGTAAAAGCATACGTCTACCTGACCGCGGGCGATCAGGCGGAGGACCTGCCCAAAGCCACAGGTCACGCATTTGAGATTGATGGTGGGAAGGGCGCAAACCAGACAGCGGCCTGGGAGAATGCGGAGACCAGCGCGATCGGCCGGGCCATCGCTCACGCCCTAGCAGGATACTCGGGCGACAAAAAGGCATCCAGGACCGAGATGGAAAAGGTCCAGCGTGGTGCAACACCCCAGCCCACAGGTGCAACACCCAGACCTCGACGTGACTGGAAGGCAGAGGCAGAGGCGATCACAGACGTGGACGCCCTCCGCGCCCTCTTCAATGAGGCCACAGCGGCCAGGGCAGACAAAGCCAGCCTCGAGGCAATCAAGAAGGCAGGCACAAGGCTCGCGGTGAAATAATGCTGACCCCACAAGTCATCAGCCAGGAGATCAGTGAGCTGATCCGAGAGAACAGCCGCGGGGTCACTGCGGTGTTTGATTCAGAGCGCAAACTAGCAGAGGCTGAATACGCCTTGGACCTCGCAGAGCAACGGGCCTTCCTTGCCTCAGAAGGATCCGTAGCAGAGCGCACAGCCAGGAGTCGGCTTGCCGCCGCAGATCAGCGGCTCGCCCGCGACATGGCTCGAGCAGAGTTCAACCGTGTAAAGCTCAAGATGAAGGCAGTGGAATCCGCACTCATGGCCGCCGCGACGCAGGCAAAGCTCCTGGGTGTAGAGTCCAGGATGTGAGACAAACCCTAGTAAAACTCCTGCTCAAACGCGACGACTACTGCCTCCATTGCGGAGACACGGAAACCCTCGTCCCTCATCACAGAATCAACCGCGGGATGGGTGGATCCAAGACGCTCGATGACCCCAGGAACATTGTCCTGATATGCAGTTGGTATAACGGACAGCTGGAGAGCGATGCTGAGACCGCCAGGCGCGGTCGAGAATACGGCCATAAGCTGAGCCGCTTTGACTCGTTCGAGAAACCGCTCTATGATCAGGTCGCAGGTCAATGGATCAGCCTGACCAAGGAGGGAAAAAGAATTGCCACTAGTCCGCGGGGAACACTACTTCGATGATCACTTCACCCAGATCCCAAACGCATGGGTTCGCGACAGCTCCATCAGCTTCAAGGCCAGGGGAATACTCGCGCAGATCCTGAGCAACAATCCAGGTTTCGAGCTTTCGATCCGTGCGCTCGCCAGGCAGAACAAAGAGGGCCGCGATGCCATCCGATCAGCGATCCAGGAACTGGAGCTTGCAGGCTACCTGGTCCGCGCCGAGGGCCAGCGAAACAATGAGGACATCTGGGAGACCCATGACCCCAGGCGGTCGGAAAACCCGACCAGGGTGGTCGGAAAACCCGACCAGGGGCGGTCGGATAATCCAGCCACTAAGAATAACAATGAGAATAACAAAAAGAATATCCAGGCGATGTTCAAAGAGTTCTGGAATGAGTATCCTAAAAAGGCAGACCGAGGATCCGCAGAGCGGGCATTCAGATCAGCAATCAAGCGGGCCACCTTCGAAGACATCCTGGCGGGCGCAATCCGATACCGAGAGGATCCTGACAGAAAAGAGGAATTCACAAAAAACCCAGGGACCTGGCTTAGGGCAGACGCCTGGGAGAATCACCATGAGCCAGCCAGGGAAACAGTCGCCGCGATCCGTCGAGAAAAGGAGCGGGCACAGGCTGAAGAGTATCGAAGGCTCCAGGAGGAGCTGGCGGCACACGCCGCCCCAGCCCCGAAATGCAAACACGGCAAAGCCCTGCCTCTCTGCATAACCTGCGCCAGGGAAGTAAACTGATGCGGTGCCAGAGATCGAATGCAACCGATGCGGTTTCAAGTGGGAGATCGTATCCTCCAGGAACCCAGAATCCCTATGCATCAGTTGCCGCGCCAGGCGGGTGCAAACCGTTCAAAGTGTCCAGGGTAAGTGTTACCCTTGGCATGGGCTATACGCGCCAGACCTCATCACCCCGATCAGGGATGACGGTAGCCCAGTCATCGAAGGCGAGAGGCAGTGCGGAAACACCGACTGCGTCAACCCATCACACATAGCAGGAAAGGAATAGCGATGGCATACGTATCACTCAAGGACGCGACCGTGGACCGACTCATCCCAGGGTATGGACTCGTGGTCAGCGAAAACTACGTTGACGAAAAGGGCGAGGACCGCCGCGCCTACTTCACGGTATGGACCCAGGAGAAATATGAGGTCGGTGACGTGATCAACGTGCGAGGCATCCTCGGCGCTCGCGTAAACACCTACACCAACAAGATGGGCGAGGAGAAGACCGTGGCAGAACAGCACGTCAACAATCCGAAAATCGAAAAGGCAGACGCGCCATTTTGAGCGGCCCCAGCAAAGTCATATTCCTGATCACGGGAACCATCCTGATCCTGCTCGCAAACCAGGCAGAACCAGTGACGGCGACCGCGGGATATGGCTTCGCGGCCTTCTACTGGTTTGTTAGCCTGGTCGCGTGGATAAAAGACTCACGATCGAAGTAGCAGGCCTGCCGGCCCCGCAGGGATCCAAACGGATCGTGCGGGGTCGACTCATTGAGGCGTCAGGTGACAAGCTCAAAAGGTGGCGCAAAGCGATCGCAGATCAGTGCGCGATCCACACGGGGAGCAACATCCTCCTGGGACCCATCGAGGTCGAGATCGACTTCTGGATACCCAGGCCACCCAGCGTCAAACATAGCAAGCGACCCTTCCCGATCGTGCCACCGGACATCGACAAACTCTGCAGAGCGGCCCTTGACGGCATAGGCCAAGGACCTAGCGGCAAGTCAGGCGACGGCGTCATCTGGGGCGACGACAGCCAGGTCGTGAGCCTCATAGCCAGGAAACATTACGCAGACGATCGCGAGCCAGGGGCGCGGATCGTGATTAAGAC